GAGGCCATGAACAAGTAGGTAATTACGAATTACGAATTACGAATTACGAATTTAAAAAAAAACGAGGTGTGAATTATGGCAACAAAAACCGAACCGGCAACCCTTGGGGATGCCCTGAAATGGGAGCAAGACAGCGATTACTCCCGCAAGACCGTTACCATCGCCAGTGGTGAGAACCTGGCCTTGTGCCAGTTGGTGGGCAAAATCACCGCCAGCGGCAAATACGCCGCCCTTGACCCATCCGCAGTGGATGGAACCGAGGCCGCCGCCGGGTTTGTCATCGCCGCAGTAGATGCGTCCACGGCGGATAAACTGGGCGTCATCATCGAACGAGATGCCCTGGTGGCCATGAACAAGCTCTACTGGACCGCAGATATCGACGCCACTGAAAAGGCCGCCGCCATCGTCCAGCTCGAAGCCCTCGGCATCAAGGCCGTGGCCTTGGCCTAAGCCTTGGCCTAAGCCTAAAAATAAATTCATAAAACGAGGTAATAAAAATGCAAGATCTGATCATCAACCCCTTTGACACCGGCGGCTACGACATGGCCACCATGACCAGCGCCGTCAACCTGATCCCCAACACCTATGGCCGCATCCGCCAGCTTGGCCTCTTTGCCGCCGAGCCGGTGCGCACCCGTACCATCATCGTCGAGGAGTCCAACGGCCTCCTGACCCTGCTCAAGTCCCAGCCGGTTGGCGGGCCAGCGCCCCGCGCCAAGCACGGCAAGGCCAAGATGCGCTCCTTTATCATCCCCCATATTCCCTACGAGGATCAGATCCTGCCCAGCGATATCCAGGGCCAGCGGGAAGCGGGGACGATCAACCCCAAAGTCCTGGAAACCGTCATGGCCTCCCGCCTCACCCAGATGCGCGGCAGCCACGCCATCACCGAGGAACATCTGCTGATGGGTGCGGTCAAGGGTATCATCATTGATGCCGACGGCTCCACCCTCTATAACCTGTTCACTGAATTTTCCATTACCCCGAAGACAGTTGATTTTGCCCTCGATGTGGGGACAACCAACGTCGCCGGGAAATGCCGAGAGGTCATCCGCCATATCGAAGACAACCTCATGGGCGATGTGATGACCGGTGTGCGTTGCCTCTGCGACTCCACTTTCTTCGACGCCCTGATCAGTCATGATGAGGTCGAGAAATTCTTCCTCAACCATGCCCAGGCCATCCAGCTTACCGGATCTGGGGCTGATCCCCGCAAGGGCTTCATCTTCGGCGGCATCACCTTTGAGGAGTACCGGGCCACCGCCACCGATCCTGTCACCGGATCAGCCCGCGCCTTTATCGCCGCCGGATATGCCCATTTCTTCCCGGTCGGAACCATGAACAGCTTCAAGGAGCATTTTGCCCCTGCGGATCATATGGAGACGGTCAATACCTTTGGCCTGCCGCTCTACGCCTGGCAGACCATGGACCCAAAAGGCAAGTTCGTCGATATCATCACTGAGTCCAACCCGCTGCCGATGTGCCGCCGTCCGGCGGTGCTGGTCACCGGAACTATTTAAGGAGCGGCATCGATGAGCCGTGACCTTGCCTTTGCCGACCTCCTCGCCGCCGCGTCATCCCTGGATATTCTCGGGGTTGCCGTGGTTATCGACGGCAAGGAGTGCGTCGTCAGCAAGGTGGGCCTGTCGGCGGAAGAGAGCCAGTCTTTCTCCGCCGCCGGGATGATGGTGGAAGGCTTTCGCATTTCCATGGATGCCGCCGTCATTGGCTGGCAACCGGCGGTCGGTTCCTGGCTGACCGTTGACGACCGGGAGTATGAGGTCGTCAAGTCTATGCTCTCAGGGTCATTGCTGCGCCTGACCCTGACCAGAAACGTAGGGTGATGGAATGGATATAACCGTCCGCATCGATGGCTTGAAGGAGTTTCAGGCCGAAATGGCAGCCTGGCCTCGTGAAACCCATATTGCCACATCGCGGGCCATTAGGAAAACGCTGAAGTGGGTAAACACCCGGATAAAGCGGGATGCGGCCAAAGATCTGAAGGTGCCGCAAAAAGCCCTTACCGGACGGCTAAAGATCTCCACGGTCCGCAATGGCGAGACCAGCGGCAAGCTGTGGGCAGGAACATGGAATATCTCGCCGTTTAATATCGGGAATCCTGTCCAAGGGCTATCCGGCGTAACCGGAATCAGGGGCCGGAGATATCGCGGAGCGTTCCTGGCCAAGATCTACACCGTGCGGCAGAACATCTGGATTCGGTTGCACTCAAAACATTACGACCCGCTGCTCTATCCTGCCCGATCGCTGCGGCGGATAAAGAAGGAACTCCCAGCGGAATTGCGGGGCCGCTTCCCGGTGGTGAAGGTATCAATTCCCATCGAGCCGACCATGCAAAGCGTCTTCGACCGCGACGAAGAAGAGATCCAGAACGAGTTTTACAAAAAGCTGACCCACGAACTGAACTACGAGTTGAGGGTAAAGAAAAGCCGATGATCACCTTGCTGAAAAATGTCGTCACCAACGCCCAGGCCTTGACCGTAGGGCAGCTTTTTCCTGCGCGGGGAGGTGGAATACAGGAAATCTCCTATCACCTCAATGTCATGCCGCCCCGGATCAGAGAAAACGACGACGATGTTGTTCCCTTCTGCCTGGCCAGAGTCCAGGGGTTTGCCATCCTGCCCCGTCGCTCGCAAAAAATAGAGCTGCTCTACGGGCTGCACAACGACGACCGGGCCGAGGCCCTGGAGGATATCGCCCGCCTCCTCACCCTGCTCGACCCCCTGGCCACCAAGCTCACCGTTTATAACGGATGGAAAATGGAATCGGTCTCCGGCTGGCTCGGCGACCGTGAAACCGGGATGCAACCGCACCCCGAATACTATGTGTGGATTATCGTCGAGTTTATAGGCCAATTGATCCGCAGCCACTAAAAAAGGAGAAACAAAAATGGCACAGTCATTTATCGGCGCCGGCGATGTCTATATCGACCGTCTCACCGGCGCGGGAGTCAAGCAGGGATCAGTTAAAATTGGTATCGGCAAGCTGGAGATCAAGCCAAATGTCGAGCTCAAAGAGCAGACCAGCAAGGGCCGGGAAAGCTACGGGCAGGTTATCGCCTCCGTTGCCCTCAACAAGCCGGCGGAGCTCAATATTGCTCTCACCCAGGTTGACCGCAAGGCGTTGGCTATTGCCCTGCTGGGTGATGATGTGGCCCATGCGGTAACGGGGGCCAGCGTCACCGACGAGGCCGCAACCGCCCGCCACGGCAAGGCAATCTTCCTTGCCCATCGTAACGTCTCCGCCGTTACCGTAACCAATTCAGCCGGGGCCGTGACCTATGTCTCCGGCACGGATTACACCCTTGATGCACGGCTGGGCGCGATCACCGCCCTCTCTACCGGAGCCATCACCGATGGCCAAACGCTGTTGGTTGACTACACCTACGCCGCCGAATCCGGCTACAAGATCAAGGGCGCGACCCAGCCGCAGGTCAAGATGGCGGTGTTCCTCGACGGCAAGAACATGGTGGATGGCGCGGCCTGTTACGTTACCATTCACGAGGCCACCGTCTCCCCCGAGTCCGCCGTGGACTTCCTGGCCGACGACTTTGCCGAGATCAACCTGAAAGGCTCCATGGCCACGCCATCCGGCCAGACCGAGCCGTTTGATGTCGTTATGCTGGATGCGGTGTAATTCTCAATCAGGCGTTTAGCCTGTAGGCGTTTAGTCTATTAGGCGTTTAGTCTGTTAGGTAATAACAGGCGGGCCGAAGGCCCGAAGGCTTTTACCTTCAGTCTACCAGCTTTTGCGTAAGCAAAAGCGACCTACAGACTATCCACCTTCAGAACGAATTAAAAATTACGAATAAAGGGAATCATGCGTAAGACAAAACTGTTCACCATCGAAGGCCGGGGGGAGGTCATTGTACGTGAGGTCTCCCCTATGGCCGTGTATCGCGCCTGGTCTGCCGATGAGCGGCTGACCGAGATCGAGGCCCTGCTTGACGAGTGCGTCACCCCTGGAGGCTCTGAGCTTCGGGAATGGTATGCGTCGGAGATTGAGCAGGTGATGGCCGCCTTCCTGGAGGTCAACGGTTCTTTTTTCGGGATAGCCCGTCAGTTAAAAATAGACGGGCTGGCGCAACAGATCATGGCGGTGGTAGCGAAAAGCTTACCCGCTGCGTTTGCCGACTCATTGGCCACGGCCATGCCGACGCCTGGAACTACGGCTGGACTTTCTTCCTGATTGCTCTGGATGAGATAAGCAATGGCAGCAGCCTCTAAAAATAAGATTGAGATCATCCTCTCGGCGATTGACCAAGGCGTTACCGCGACGTTTGCCAAGGTCAACCGGGCCATTGCCGCCACAGAGCAGACCACTGCCAGATATGGCAAGGCCATGGATGCACTCAAGGCCCCGATCAACGCCGCGACCTCGGCCATGTCTGGGCTGATTGCGGCGGTTGGCAGCGGCCTGCTCGCGCGGTCTCTCTGGGACGCCGGAGTCAAGGCCCAACAACTGGAGA